CTGAGCGTACACCAGCGACTTTTGCAAGTTCTGGAAGATCTGAGCCGCCCATACTTCGGCGATGAAGTTGTTTACAGCCATGCTCTATTTACCCCCACTCTATACAGATTTTTCAAGCCTGGTTAAGGCTGCCGTCCTTAAGCTGTGCCTTGATCTGATCCAGGTTCTTGATGATCTCGTCAGGGCTCATCTTCTTGATGTCGGCGCGCGTCAGGGGCCGTTTTGCCCCTTTGGGCGGGTTCGTCCCCGTCCCCACCTTCGGGCCCGGTCCGAGGCTCTTCTTCAGCTTCTCGGCGTCCCGGAGGAGGCTCTCGTCGTCGGAGCCCTTGAGCCGCGTCGCCATCGAGGCGGGGAGGCCCGCCTTCTTTGCCGCCCGGATCTTGGCCCTCAGAGCTCCCCGTCGGCCCTCGGAGCCGTCGGCGTCGCCGGCCCGCTTCTTTTTCCCCCGCCCCTCCGTGTCGTCGGAGGAGGAGGCCGCCGCCTTCTTCAGCTTCGCTAGTTCCGCCTTCATCGCGGCGTGCTCGTCTCTAAGCTGGTCGTAGTCGGCAAACTTCGCCTTCTGACGGTCCAGCCTCTTTTGCACAAGTTTGTTAACGTCTTGTGCGCTAAACTTCTTATCCCCTGGTGCCATAGTGGCTACACCTACCGGATTTTACGCTTTCCGTAAGCTATGTCAGATTGATGACTGTTACAGGAAATGGAGCGCATCCTCGGCCTTCTCCCGCTTGATCTCGCCGAGCTCCCATTGGAGGTCCTCATCGGAGGCGTCGGGGTCGAGTCGCGCCAGAGCCGAGTACGTCGAGGTGAGGCCCGTAGTCTTCCGAGCCCCCTCGACCTGAGCCGCCTCGACGGGATCGGCTGGGAGACCGCTCCGCCACTCGATCGATAGATTTTCGAGGAGCTCGGCCCCCGGCCATCTGGAGGCGACCTCCAGCTCGGCGACGAGTCGGAGGGCCTGGAGGATCGGCCGGCGCGCCCTCATCCTCAGCCTCGCAACTTTCGCCAGCGTCGGGATAGCAAGCCGCTTCAAAGCAGAGCCCGACTCGGCGAGGCCGTTCTTCGTATCCCCCAGGAGAGCCGGCGAGATCTCGGCGACCGCCATAAGCTCGGACTTAATCTCCTCGATTTGGCTGAAATTCGAGGCTAGGCTCGCATCCCACGTCAGATAGGCGGGGATCGGCTCGCCCTCCCTCACAGGGAAGTACCGGCCCCCGCCCATCGCGATCGGCGCGTTAACGTCGAGCTCGCCCGTCTCCGGGTTGACCTCGGCCATTCCCTCCGGGCCCGCCATGTTCGGATCCGAGAACTTTTCGAGCGTGCTCGACACATGCGAGAGCCGGAGCTCGATCTCTCGGACGAGCTCCTCGATCCCCCGGAAGTCGTCGAGCCCGAACACCCCATCCGAGCGGAGGAGGCCGGCGAGCGGGACGACCAGGAAGTCGGAGACGCCCGTCGCCTCCTCGGCCTCCATCCCCGAGTACCGCTCCAGAGCCGCCGGCGGCATCTCCGAGACGATCTTTCCGCCCGTATCGAGACGGAAGAGACGGTTCCGGATCGAGCCCGGCCGATGCTCCTCGATCCGAAGATAGCGCCGCTCGATATGGTCCTCGTACTGGCTGAAATCGTAACAAATGCAGTGGGCTTGGACGTCTCGGCTATCATCCGGCGAGACGACCGGGAACCAGTACCGGGGATCTATCCTTTCGACGATACCGCCCCGGCCCGGATCAAACCGGACTTTGAGAACGGCGTTCCCGTACCTCGAAATATCGAGGAAGATATCATAGATCAGGAGATCGAAGTCGGCCGCCTCGGCGATCCGGTCTATCGTGGCCTGGTTGTCGGCGAAGAGCCGGAGCGGGCTCGCCAGGTCGGCGATTAGGGTCGCCGACCTCTTGAACCAGTTCGCGACGATGTGAGGCAACTTACCCGTCAGACCTGGGAACGCCGCCCCGTGCTCGTCCTCGAAAAGTAGCGTGCATCGGTCGTATCGGTCGAGCCTCGCCCGCTCGTCTTGAGGAGGCCAAGGCCGACCGCTCTCTAGGAAACTGAAATCAGTTAAGACGATGACAACCCCCCCGGATTGTACCTGAAGATGTAGTTCGCGGCATAGCGCAAGGCGTCGAGCAAGTCGTCGCCCTCCTTGACGGGCTTGTCATCGCCCCGTTCGGTGGCCTTCGGATCCCATCGGTAAGCCTCGATCTCCTCGATCAGCCGGGGACACGCCGGCCCCACGATCTTCAGGGCCCCCGTCGAGAGAGCTGAGGAGACCCGGCCTATCCCGTCCAGGACCGAGTTGTCGGCCCCCCGGACCCTCTGGACGCCGTCGGCCCGGAGCTGGAGGATGAACGACTTCGCCGAGGGATCGGCGAGGATCGCCACCGGGAACTTCCCCGCCAGGAAGCCCCGGAGGTCCTTCGAGAGCCTGGCGTTCGTCCGATCGGACTCCCGGTACTCGCCGAAGACGTACCAGCAGCCACCCCACCGGCCGAGCTTTAGGAAAGCCGTCGGATGGGTCGCCCCGTAGTCGATACCGACGACCATCGACTTCATCGGCCCGTCGGGGATCGAGGGGACGACGTGCAGAGCCCGGTCGAAATGGGGGTAGACCGCCCCCTCGGCCGCCACCCATTCGCCGAGGATGTACCGCCGATAGAAGAGGGACGTCGGAGGGCCGAACTGGCGCTTGAGCTCCTCGACGTATCGAGGATCGAGATGGGGGTTGTCCTCAAGCCTGAAATGCCAGCTCTTGAGGTCGAGCTCCCCCTCCCTGTCGAGCCACTTCTTCTTGAGGTAGTGGGCCGGCCCGCCGGGGTTCGTCGTCATGAAGAGCTGAGCCCCCTCCTCGGAGAGGCGGGTTATCAGCATATTGAAGAAGCTCTCAGGATGGAGGCTCCCCTCGTCGACGTATGCGCCGCCGAGGGTCTCGCCCTCGATCTTTGCGTATGCCGACTCGTCGTTTGCCCCCTCGCACCAGACTTCTCGGCCGTAGATGTAGACGCGCTTGAGGGACCTCTTGAAATCGAAGTTCTGGGGGCCGACGAGCTTCGAGAGGGGGTGGAGAACGTTCCTCTCCAGGGCCCCCAGGGTTCGGCCCGTCATTAAGAGGTTGACGTCTTCTGGAGCCTCCAGGACGGCCTTGAGCCACCTTAGATTAGCCCCGACGGTCTTCGAGCTTCTCACGGCGCCGTGGGCTATGTTGGCCCTGGCGTCGCTGTGGAGGCAGAAGTCCCTCTGAAGCCCCGTCGGGACCTGGAAGGCCGCCATCTATCCCCCCGCCGCCTGCTCGACCTCATCCGCCCCGAATATCCGGCGCCTCAGCTCGGCGAGCTCTGCCTCGGCTTCGGCGTTCAGGGCCCGCGCCCGTTCCAGGAGGAGGAGGAGGTCGTCCTCGGCGGCCGTCGTCTACACCACCTCCAGGACGGGGAGGTCCCCGGGGCCGACGTCGTCGGAGACGAGCCCGGCCTCGACGAGGGCCTGATAAGCCGCCTCCTCCTCCTTCAACGCGCGGATCTCGGCGACGACCTCGCCGAACCTTTCGAGGAGGCCGTCGGCGAACCGCTCAAGCTCGGCAATCGTAATCTGACGGCCCATGCTCTCGTCCATTGGCCCGACCCCCTCGTCCCCGCCTACTCCTCGGGCTCGGGCTCGTCGCCCTCGCCGATCAGCTCGGCGACCTCGGCGAGATGCGTCTCGATCAGCTCCTCGGCGACCTCGATCGCCTCAAGGTGAGCCGCGACGATCTCCTCGGCGTCGCCCCCGGCCTCGGCCTCGGCCTCGATCAGCCGATCGAGGATCTCCTCCACTTCAACCATTTTTTTCATCCTCCTGCATCTTCTTGAATAGTTCGGCGATCTCGCCGCCTCTCGTCGTCGGATCGATCGAGTCTTCGAGCCGCCGCTTATCGATCAGGATCGCCACGGCGAGAGCCCACTCCCTCATATCTTTAGGGGGAGGGACGCTCGGCAAAGCACGCGCCAGGGCCTCCAGCCCCTCAGAGACGAGCCCGATCCTCGCCTCGGCGGCGTATCGGCTCCGAGCCTCCGCCGCCCTTTTCGGGCTGGAATATTCCAGGCCGTTCCGCTTAGCGATCCGGGATATCGTCCCCGCCCCCCGGCCGAAGTCCCTCGCCGTCTGGTTTTGGGATCGCCCCGCCGCCAGAGCCGCCAGGATCGCCTCTTCCTCCGCCGCCGAGACAGGACCGCCCTTAGGCCTCGCCGCCGCCATCTCTCCGACCGTCCCTCCACCAGAAGGGGAGCGTCCCCCGCCGAACTTCGCGCGTCCAGCCCTCGTCCCTCAGGATCGCCCTCGCCTCCTCTGGCGAGACGCCGAACCGCTCGGCGAGCTTCGCGAGCTGGAAGCGATCGCCGATCGTGGCTCGCCACTTCTTGCGGTTCCGGATAGCGATTCTGAATCCTTCGGGGTCGGGCTTCGGCCGTCTCATCACGTCATTCGCTCCAAATCTGGAAAGTTATGATCGGTTGTAGTGTCCCCCACTAACTGTTATACTGTATGACTACATCTATATAAAGTTAACTACAAAAAGGATATTTCTTCAAGTATCGCGGCCGATTTGTACCTGAATGGCCCGTAACACTTTTTCACCGAACATAGCGTTTGGGTGGCGGCGCCACCGCCACCCCCCCTAGGGACTGGAGGAGGCGGAGGAAAAGAGAGCTTACTTCTTTTGATTTTTCTATACATACATATATATACATACAAAACACAAACCCTTTACACAAGGCCACTGACACACACACACACACAACGGCCCTGACGTTGTGTGTGAAACTTTTCTTGAGTAAATTCGTGATTCACTCAAGTTTACTTGATTTGCCGATCTTATCCCCTCTAGTCTCTAGGGGGGGTGGCGGTGGCGCCGCCACCCAAACGCTATGTTCGGGGAAAAAGTGTTACGGGCTCATCGCCTAGGCTTTTTAGGCTCGCCCGCCAGAGCGACGAGAAGGCGCCCATCAACGGTGCTCTGCTTGATCTCAAGCAGAGAATGAGGATCTTGCCGGATATGGGCAGCGATCCGCTTGATCTGATGTTTCGAGAGTCGCCCTTCTCGAAATTCGAAGCTTGATAGCTCAGTCCATCGGTTACCGCCTTGCATCAGCTTCGCGACGATGTCGGCTATTCGGTCATCCGTTTTACGGCTCGGCTTCGCCCTCTTTTCCTCCATCAGAGTGGCGATCCGGCGGCGGTCGAAAGCTAGATCCTCCTCGCGGAGCCTATCCCGCTCGCGAAGCTCCGCGACCTCCGCCTC